CCGCTCAAGCGGTAGACCTCGTCAAGCCAAGCCTTCGCCCAAGCCACATTCCACTTGTCCTCCATCTCCCAATCGAGGACAGGGATGGCATGGTGGAAGTAGTTTTTCGTGTTGTTGTAAAAAAACTGTGCTTCCTTGACGGCATCATTCACAGGACGAGCAAAATGGTAGAAACCTACCTTTTTGCCGAGCTTCAGTGCCTGCTGAAAGAAGCCGTCACAGCACTCGTCAACATAGCCGATGCCTTCGGTTGCCTTGATTATCACGAAATTGCAATCGATCTTGGAGAGATCAAGTCCCTTCTGATGATGACTGATGTCTATGCCTTTTAGCATGGTGTGCCTCCTTACTGCAGTTTTACACTTGTCACTGCAACCGAGAATGTATTTGCACCGCCACAGGATGCACACAAGCCGAGCTTCAGCGAACCTGTCCATGATGAGATGTCCACTGTTATCGTCCTTGTGCCGACATTAAACTCTGTGTTTCTCGGTGTTGATCCCCATATCTGCGAGAAAGATGTGTTCGGGTTGCTCGGGTTCGTAAGGTCGGAGCGGTTGCCAAAATCGCTTGTGAAGGCATTCGTTCCGTTTGCCATGACATAGAACCATCTCACAGGGTTGTTGCCTGCATCCTGCGATGCCGTGGTAACATTGACGGTGAATGTCAGGGTATTGTATTGGCTCAGATCGATCTCTGGTGTCCATATGTTTTTGCACACTACGGATGTGGCATTGAGATTGATCGTGTCGCCACTGACTGACCGAGCCTGATATGCTCCGTTCGGGTGATAGTAATCACTTGCAGAGAAAAGCGAGGTGATGTCGGTCTCCGCCTTCCAGACCGTTGTGCCGTTGAAACGCACCTCTTTGACGGGCTGACCGTTGAAGGTCACTGTGCCTCCGTTCCGCTTTGTGATGCCGTTTAAAACTATAGGCATATCACCGCCTCCTCACTGAAATGTGATGTCGAGAGTGTCGCTTGACAGGCTCATTTCGAGTGTCTTGTTGACCGTGCCGACAGGCTTGACCACTGCACCGCTCGCAGGTGTTATATTGATCGGTGTATTGCTGACTATGTTCGTGGCATTCAGCTCATCTATCGAGTAGGTCGCAAGAGCATACTCGTAAACGAAACCGCCGTTGTTCAGATCCTCCTGTGTCAGAGCAGGAAGGCTTGACCGAGCCTCTGATGCAAAGCTGATAGGTGTATCAGGGTTTGAGAGGTCGATGACCATCTTGAGCCTGCCGTTGACCGTTCCGCTTGCGGATGTCTCCACATTGATGTCCTCGGCATTGATCGTGAACAGTCTGCCAAGGATGATGCCCCATCCGCTTGTGATGTGCAGTGTGTTGGCTGACACTATCGTCACCACACCGCCCTCGACCAAGCCACAGGCTGAATTGGTCACCTTTTCGTAAAGTTTCGCATCATTGATCGCATTCACCACACCATTGTCCACTGTGTGCAACTGTATGCTCATTTTTTATTCCTCCTCGTTCATCTGTTCCGTAAGTCCCTGCCTTGTCATTCCAAAGCAGAGTGTTATCGTGTCTCGGTTGTATATCTTGCCTGTCAGATAGGTCTTATAGGTCTTGCCGTTTGAGTAAATCTCGCTCGGCTGTCCTATCGGTCTGTCTTCTGGTCTGCCTATCCTGTCGCCCTTCTTGTATGTGAGCTTGATGTTCAGGTTGTCTGCTGACGGCTTGAGGCTCTGCACCGCCTGTGCATAAAGCTCGCTTGTCGACATCTGTGTGTATTCGTTCAAGACCTTGGTGACGAGCCTCGGCTCGCTGACATCGCTCTTGTGTGTGCCTGTGGTCTCAATCGTTCCGTCATCGAGCAGGACACAGTCATAATGCACATAATTGTTCGGATCACTCTGGCTTGGCATCCATATGATGAGGATGTTCTTGCCGTTCTGTGAGCTTTCGACTATCTCCTTGTCGATGACATTGTCGAAGTCTGCATCGAACTTTGCCGTGCCTGTGAACTTCCTGTAGCCGTAGTGAGGGACACCGAGCCATCCATCCGTAGGAGAAAGACCGAACCTCAAAAACTTGCCGTAGGTCTTTGCCCGAAGCAGGATGCACTCCATGTCATTTTTCAACACCGCTCCATACGGAACTTGCACCCCTTCCCAATTGGAATACCGAGTATTACCGTATCTGTAGAACGGTATACTGTAGAGCGATGGTGTCGGTTGTCTGAAGTCATACCACACCTGCCAATCGATTTGGTTCGCCCAGTCTGTCGAGCGGACATTCTGTATCGACTGCTCGTTGAGGAGCATCATCAGAGGAGCGACTGTGAGGACTGTCCTGTCCTTCTCTCTCGCTATGTTGTCGATGTAGCCCGTGTAGATGTTGACCGTACCGTCATTGATGGTGATGGTATTCTTCACCTCGCACTCAAGGTTGGCAGGAGCTTCGATGTCGAACTTTCTCGGAGACAGATAGTCATCCGTGATGACCGCTCCCTTATCGAGCATGAAGAAGGACACGAAGCTCCTCGTGTACATGTTGAATAACTCACATCTATACATGCTTAAGCACCTCGATCATGACCTTTGGCGGTTGCTCATCCTCGGTCAACACCTGCACCTGACACTCGCCCTGCGGAAGGGCAAATATTCGCTCTGTCGCAAAGTCACTGTAGCCGTAGAGGTTATTTATTCTCGTGTTCGAGAGAGTGTAGAGAGCTATCTCCGTCTGCTTCGGGTCGGTGTTGATAACGAGCTTCTGTGAGCTTCCTATGGTCGCATTGACCTTTCCGCTCTTGACTATCAAGCCGTTCTGCACCACTCGCCAGCTTGGGCTTGTCCGCTCGCCAAAGATCGTCAGCTTGAAATAGCTCGGCAGGTCGCAGTCTATATCGAATACATTCTGTGCGGTGTCGCCATACTTATAACTATACTGATACGGATAGACCTTGTACTCTGTCCGTGCATCTGTTCTGTAGGTCACTGTGACCTCTCCCGCATCTGCCTGTATACTGTTCTGCCCGATAAGGTTGCTCAACTGTGTCGGTGTAAGCTGATAGGTGAGTGGTGTATCTAACTGGGCAAGGAAGTCAACATCAATAGCCATGTCGATAAGCCGTGTTTGTCTTACATTGTTGATTTGGGCAGGAAAAAAGAACAGAATGTCGTTTGATGATACTGTGTTAATCCCGTAATTGTTCGTAATGCTTGACGGGTTTCCGCCGTAGCCGTTTTTGCCCCGACCAACCAATGCCCTAATCCCCGATGCTCGCCAGCCAGGATAGTTTTCGTCATTGTTCATGTTGGCAGTGTTTAATGTAAGAACTGCTTGCTCCACCACCAGCTCCCCACTCGTCACATCAAGCACGCCCTTGTAAACCTGTCCTGCCCCTGTCAGCTCCACCTCGTAGGTGTTGGTTGTCGAGCCACTCTGCGTGATGGTGACAGAGGTAAAGGAAGTGATTGGGCAGATATTTTCGTATGGCTCGTAGGCGGTTGCGGTTGAGCCTTTCTCAAGCATGGAGATGTTTAATGTTGTAGGATATTCACTTCTTGCTACATTTGCTATTTTAACAGCTAAATATCTTGCATCACTCGCCGTTTGAAATGTTAAGTTTGTTGCGGTTGCTCCGTATGCTATTCTTGTACCTGTCGACCCAATCGTTGGAAGGTCTGCAAAAGAAGCAATACTGTAATTATCAAGTGGCTGTCCAGCTATTTGAACATGGCTCCATGTAAATGTATATACAGTATTCGCCTCACATGGCATTATAACTGTGCGGTCGGGACCCGATGCCGCCAATTTATTATCACCGTTGAGATAAGCATTTAATACTGTTGCATGTGAACTATCGGGCAGTTTGTTTTTGCCCCGTCCCCCAACCCAAGGCTTGTCATAGCCGTTCAGCTCCTGTGTGCCTTGGATGTTCACCGAGAGGTCTTTTATCGGGTAGCTGTACCGAGCATTGAACACCGCAGGGTCGCCTGTCACCGTCCGATAGCTCGGCTCAACAGGCTCGGGAGGCTCGGCAGTCTGTGCGACAACTTTCTCATACCAATAGGACAAGAGAGTGAACTGCACAGGGCAGATGAGATGATTGTTCTCCCACTGTATCTCGGACTTCTGTATGCTTATCAAACATTCGCAGTAATACCATGTATCAAGTGGCTTGTAGCAGAGAACGAGACCGCCCTGCTGACAGAAGGATAAAACCCTGCCATACTCCTCGTATGTGCGGAACACCATCTCACCCGAAGGAGACTGATGTATTTCCTTCTCATTGATCCCGATATAAGTCATGCCGAGGCGGTTGACTGTCCGCTCCGTTCCCCATCCCAAGCCATCGGGAGCATGGAGGAGGGCATCGGGTCTTGTCATGTCATACTCTGTGCCGTTTCCGTTAATCAGTTTGAACTGTCTTACACCTGCTATCATCTGTATAACCTCTGCCCGAGCTTTCTCTCAATAGTATTGACCATGCGGTCTATCTGACTCTCATCAGCGACACCGTTGATCGTGATGCCTCCGAGATTCATCGTCATGCCTGCAGCCATTCCTCCGGCAAGACTGCCCACTGCATTCTCCAGCTTCCAGGAGGAAGCCGAGAGACTGTCAGCGAGTCCCTGCACCATGTCAGGCATCCATTTCTCATAGTCCCTCAAAGGTCCTTCATCAGGTCTTGAGAAGTGGAGGAAGCCTCTGATGATGCCTGCCACATTGGAGGCTGCCGACCTCAAAGCCTCGATCTTGCTCATGATGCCATCGATGAAGCCCTGGATCAGGTCTTTGCCCCAATTCTTCGCTCCATCTATTATCTCTTTGAATTTGGCGGTCACTGCATCGGTCATCTCCTGGACCTTTGCAGGGATCTGTTCGAACACTTCACCGAGCCGGCCAAACACATCGATAACTGTCTTAACGATCTCGTAGGCAGCCATAAAGGCTCCTACGATGGTCATTAATGCGACATAGATTATCTGCCCGACGACTTCCCAATCGACTGCTGCAACAAACTCTCCGAGAGCTGTGACCACTTCATGGATGACCGGTGCGACCGCTGTGCCGAGCTGATTCTTCAGGGCATCGAACTGCAGTTTCATCCGGTCCACTTCGTCATTCACGGCATTCATCCGGTCGAGTGTCTCCTGATCCATCACATAGCCCACTTCATGGGCCTGCTTCCGGTATTCGTCAAGAGCCGCACTGCCTGCCGCTATCAGAGGGTTCAGCTCCTGAGCTGATTTGCCGAAGATCTGCATTGCAAGACCGTCTCTCGTGACCTCATCGTCTATCTGACCGAGTGCATCTATCGTTTCAAGGAAGACATCATACCGAGGTCTCAGGCTGCCGTCGGCGTTCCTGATGTTGATGCCGAGAGTCTTGAAGGCCTCGGCTGATGCCTTGCTTCCTGTTGATGCACTGTACATCTGCCTGGTCAGCTTCGTGAGCGATCCTGTCAGCGTGGACTCATCCACATCCAGGAAGGCAGATGCGTATCTGAACTCCTGCAGAGTCTCTGTTGAGAGGTTCGTTGTCTTTGACAGCGTGTTCAGATCGTCTGCAAGGCTTATGACATTAAAGCCGAACTCAATGACCGCCTGGGCCATTTCCACGAACTTGGAGGCCATTACCTCAAGGCCTTTCTGCATCACTCCGGAGAGGAGATTCGCTCCCAAAACATCGGAGAAGGTCAGCGTTGAGCTGCCTGCATCCTCTGCGGCTTCTCCCATGTTCTGCACCGACTTCGCCATCCTGTTCATCTCGGCTTCGGCGTTGTACATCTGACTCTTCAGCTTGTTGACATAGTCGCTGTTTTCGCCGTATGCCCTGGTGGCTTCATCGATGCGTTCCTTCAGGATGTCTATCTTTTTCTGATAGCTGTCCTGTGCCTTCCGGAGCAGCTCGGTGGTCTTCCTGTTCTTCTCTTCGCTTTGAGTGTTCTTGTCAAAGGAAGATGTGACCGCCTTCATTTCGGCATTGAGTGCCTTTGTCTGTGTATTTATCGACCGCAGAGCCGATTTAAATTCTTTCTCGCCGTCAAGCGAGAGCTTTATTTTCCGTTCCGATGCCATTCAATACACCTATCTTATGTTAATGATGTCGAAGAAGTCAGAGCTTCTGTCTACCTCCCGACCGCCCTCCATGACAGCCTGTGCCGCCATCATGTCGTACATCTCGCCAAGGTCGGTGACGAGGATCTCACTCTTCGACATGCCGATTCTTCTTCCTATATAGAGGAACCACATCCGGGACCTGTTCAGTCTTCTTCCTTTGCGTTCCCCTCTGTTTTTTTTAAAGGGATCTCTGTCTCCTGGCTTGATACTATCGCCCGGATGATCTCATCCTTCAGATCTCCCACGACCTCCGACATCGGAAGAGTCTCAAGCTCCTCCAATGTCAGCGGTCTCGGTTTCTTATAATCCGGATCGAGGAAGCTCTGCTGCTTCTCGTACCACTTGCTCATCACGACAGCGAGATTGAAGATCATCGTCATCGTTCTGAACGGGTCATCACTTGTGAGAGCCGCTCCCAGCTCCTCGATGTTTCCGCCCGGAAGCATTGCCGCCACTTCACGGTATGCCCCGACCGTCAGCTTAAAGTGTCTTTCTATTCCGTATATCTCCATACTGCCCCCTCTTCCTTGCCTTAGGAGATGGCGAACAGAGTCTTGATGTCAGCCTCTGCTAAAGCCTCTGTTGTCTTAACTGTTCCCTTCTTCAGCCATACCTTGCCTGCTGTGTCATCTCTGAAGATGGCAGCGGTCAGCTCCTGTGTCTGGAAGGCTATGACATCCTCCTGCGTTGCCGCTTCGAGTCCAGGTACATTGAACTTGCACTTTGGCAGCACGATGGCCTGGAAGCCTTCAACGCCGAGATACATCGTTCTGACGATGAAGCCGATGCCCACGAAAGGAGCCTCATCATCGCCCCATGAGGTGAAGCCGTCAGCTCCTGCTGTAGGCAGGTTGAATATCAGCTTCTCTGCTGCAGAATCGAGTCCGTCAACCGTGAGAGTCACCTCTCCGTCTGTGAAGACACCTCCTGCGGACTCGGCCAGGATGTTATCGGCATAGAAGTTCACACTGTCCGCTGCGTTGACGGAGAAGGATACGCTCACGCCTCTGGCCAGCTTCTGACCGGCTGAGTAGCTCACCGTGTTTCCGCTTGCGGAATAAAGTGCTACATAAGGCAGGCTAAAGCCTGTTTTTACATTTGCCATGTGTTATATCCTCATTTGTTCTGAATTTTAATTGAATTGATCTTGTCTACTATCGCCTTGACCCGTCTGTTCTCGGTGGCCTTGAAGGTCCTTGTGACGAAGCGGTTCGGCTTCTGCACCGAGGTCCCTTTGTTCAGGGATCTGGCCACCAATGAGTTAGGCTTTCCCAGCTCGTTGTATCCGTCGAAGGCTATGCTCACCGAGATGCCGTCTTTGTCCCTTCTCATCTTCGAGATGCCCAGGCCGTCTATCAGACCTTGTTTTTCCTTGGGTCTCAAGGCGGACAGCGGAAGGCCTACCGTCGGCACGAACTTGTCTCGTGATGTTGTGGGGAGCGATTCGACTTCCCTCAGCAGAGCATCCTTCATGACGGCTGCTCCCTCATAGAGTCCCTGCTTTGCCACCGGTTCCCACATAACTCCCAGCGAATCGAGAAAATCGTCCAGGACGGCCAGCTCGTCCGCATTAAGTTTTGCCACTTGTCACCACCGCCATTTCACAGGTGAAGGAGTAGTGGATGAGCCTTGTGTCCTCTTCAAAGTCTGCCGAGTCAAGAGTGAATGGTATTTTTTTACCATCAAGGTACTCGAAGACCTTGTCCAGCAGCTCATCGAACTCCGTCTGCGTGTAAATATCTATCGTGACCGAGAGGATGATCTCCGCCTTGCCGTTGTCGGCGTGGAAATCGTCTGCCTCCCCGGTCTCGGCCCATACGATGAAGGGAGCCTTCATCATCGGTCTCCAATAGTGATACACGCTGTAGGTGGTCTGCGTGTCGAGCCGCCGCAGGTCAATGCCGAACTGTCTTAAACTGCTCTGTATCATATGACCGGTACGACCTCCTCAATGTTTGATATCCTCTCAAGCGACAGGTCCGTCACTCTCAGGTTGTCATCATCAAAGAGATGCTGTATCTGAATGATGCGGAAGTAGTCGTTCCCTATGAGGGCTATCATGTTGTTTCTGATGGTGCGGTCTTCCCATATCCTGCAGATAAGGTCCACCTGCATGTTCACTCCCTGAGCTTCATAATAGCGACCGTAGCCCACCGTTCTGTACTCAAAGAAGTGATCCGAGTGCCTGGTCTTCTGCAGCTCCGGCATCAGACCGTTTGCCGCCGTGTTGGTGACATCGTAGATCGTTACGATACCGTCATCGTGCTTCATCAGTCATCACCTTCGCTCTGGATCTTCTGCGAGAAGAGCAGGTTGTTCTTGGCGAATCTCAATGCTCTCGGCTCGCCTTCGCCCGTGTCTCTCTTGTTGTAGAGGTAGGCTGCCTGCATCAGAAGGATCTGAATATACTCGGAGGAGGACAGGTCTTCGACTATGCCCTCCCTCCGGATCATACCCTTCCGAGCATTGAGGACCTGCATAAGGTACTCATCGAGAGCATCCGTCAATATCTGTATCTGCAATTTTAAAAGAGCTAAAAGCTGTGCATCAGTCATCTTGGATGCCCCTTTCTCAGTTCTGAGGCTTCAGAGCCTCATAGAAATCTCTTGTTATTGTCCGATGCCCGACATGCCCCAGCGGTATGCTCGGATCTGCGATTATCTTATATCCGCAGCTCCTCGCCCTGCAGCAGAAGGCGATGTCCTCGCCTGCTCTCGCCATCGGCGTGAACATGGCCATATGCGTGGCCAGCACATCGATGACTACAGAGGTCTTCATAAGCACACAGCCGAAGCCGCAGCCGCCGACCTCGAAGAGTCCGTCCGGAATGTCCTTGAACTCGGTGTACACCGTTCCGTCCTCGTTCATCTCGTCATAGAGGACCGGCCGATACGGTGCCATCCTCTTGAAATAAACGCCGGTAAGGATATCCAGGTCCTTCTCTTTCATCGTCTGAAGCATCTTCACAAGAGTGTCAGGAGGGAAGACCATGTCGCTGTCCAGCCAAAAGATATAATCTGCCTCGATGTCGATGGCCGTTTTCGCCAGGGCATCCCTCGCCGTGTAGATCAGCGAGGAGACCTGAAAGGATAAGGCTACATCGCCCACCTTCTGAAGCATTGCCAGGCTCTGCCGGAACTGTACCGGCACCTGGTCCATTGACGGAACTGCGATAAGAATCTTCATAGCCATCCCCTCCATGCCTTAAAACTTAGTGAGTGATCTTCACGAAGCTGTAAGGACCTACGATGCCGAGACCGACATACTGTCTGCCTACGATCTTGACGAGATCCTTCTCAGCGAGTGAGAGGTCATCATATTTCATGGTGATCTCGCTGCCGTTAGGGAAGTTTGCAATTGCACCCTGGCCGAGGTCACCTACGATGGCGTATGTTACGCCTGTTGTTGCAGCTGAGAATGCTGTGATGCTGTTGTTGAATACAACAGGGAGACCCTCAAACGGATCATAGCCGTAGTTGCCGGCGGCCTGTACTGCCTTGAATGCTGACCATGTAGCCTTGTTCATCATGATGACAGGGTTGGCAGCTTCGTCAGACAGCTGACCGATAGCTGAAGCGATGAGTCCGAGTGTGATCTGTGTTGAAGCGATCTTCGGAACTGCAACAGAGTTTGTGCCGTTGGTTGTGCCGCAAGCCTCGATCTTTGCAATGAGTGTATCGGCTGCCTTCTTGGCGATCCTGTATGCAAGCTCGTCATAGATGTAGCGGAGGAACTCCTCGCCTCTCATGTCGAGAGCTTCATCGGATACGGAGATCCACTTCTTGATTGATACAGGAACAAGTTCAACAGTGCCGAGAACGAGGCTCTCCTCATCGACTGCACTTCCCTCCTGTGTGTGGAGTGTTGCATCGCCTGCTGATGCCTCGAAGCCTACCTTGAGGTTGCCCTTGAGGTATGCCTTGCGGACCAGGCTCATGATGCCTTCCTTCTGCCATGCTGTCTTTACTATGTCATAGACAAGCTCAGGGACAGCAACTGTGCCGGTTGTTACTGCGGAGTTCTCGGAGAGCAATGCTCTGACCTCGTGATCGTCACCGGTCTTGATGTACTCTGCATAAGCATTGATGTATTCAGGTGTGTTTCTGAATTCCATAGGATGGTTGTCCTTTCTTTCTACTTTTTCGATTTTGTCTTCTTCAATAGGCTTATCAAGCTCCCGAAGCTCTGCCTCGAGTCCCTCGATCTCCCTCTGAAGATTTGCCTTTGCCTCTTCGTATTCAGCCTTGTCAGCATCCAGCTTCTCAATGGCTTCATCGCATTCTGCCTGTGCCGCTGCATCTCTGCATTCAGGGATGCGAGCCTCCAGCTCGGCAGCTCTTGTCTCGAAGTCGGCTTCTTTTGCTTCAAGCTCGGACAGGCTTCTGTGGGCTATGTCCAGCTTGTTCTGTAACTGAAGGATCTTTAATGCCATTTCTCAGTTACCCCTTTCAGTTTTTCCTGTGTCCTCCGGATCCACTCTTCTGTCCTGCGAGCCTTGTCGGCTTCAAAGTCCTTCCGTCTCGCCATGACATAGGTGTCTTCGTAGGCAGGGAATGTTACAACACTCACCTCATAGAGCTTGACCTTCTTCAGAGTGACAAGTGCAGAGCCGTCCTGTCGATAGTCGTACTCTTCATCGAGAATATCGAAGCCGAAGGAACACTGGTCGACATCTCCCCTCTTGACTCTCTCGTACAGGTCGACCGCCTGTCTATCGTTCGGATTGATAGACACACGACCGAAGAGTCCTACATCGTCAATGGAAAGTTCCAATGTTCCAGCCTTCGTTCTCCCGAGTACCAGCTCACTCTTGTGGTTGGTCAGACAGCGGATATCATCCCCTATCGTCTCGTCAAAGGCATGCGGATCCACAGTCTCCTGCAGTCCGTCTGTCATGTTGTATATACTTCCGAAGACTGCGAAATAACCTTCAACGATCATTTCTTTCTCTTCGGTTTCCCTCGTTTCAAATTTTGAGCCTAATGTTCTCAGTAACATCGTGTTGCTCCTTTCAGCTCAGCTTATTCTGATCGCCGATCTTGTCGGCCGGTATGTAGTTTTCAAGTATGATGAGATCCTCAAGCTCCTCTCGTGGATCCATCCCTATCTTGTCCCTGACTTCATTGCCTGTCACGAGTCCCTTCGTGTACAGGTCGCTGTAGACCTCTGCAACGGTCTTCAGGTCGTAGCTCATCAGCGAGGATATATTGAAGTGCCAATACATCTTTTCGCTCGTCAGGAGCTTCTTTGTCAGTTCCTGCTCGATCGCCTGGGCTATCGGTCTGACGGTATTGTTGATGAAGGCATCCCACTCGTCCTTATTGTAGGACCCTACTCCCAGCACGAACGGAGGAACTCCGATGATGCTGGCCACCATCCTCCTGTCAAGCTCTATCGCCTTGTCTATGGCAAGGTCCGTAAGAGACAGCGGTCTTATCTGTTCCACATCGAACTGATCCGCAGGGATGAGCCAAGGCTCTCCCACCGATGTGGACTTCACATACTCATTTAAGAGCTTCTGACGGCCTTCAGGTGATGAGAACTCGTCAACCAATGCATCTACCTTGACCACCATTGACGGCTTCCATTTGCTCTCCATGAAGGCCTTCGTGGTCTTCTGTTCCTGCTTCAGGTTGTCGGCCACATCCCTCAGTGAAGCTGTGACTCCCTGGCCCATCCAAAGGTGGCGAGGGTTAGGCTTATACACAAAATGCAGGATGTTGTCCGCCGGATCATAGTCGATGTTATCGATGCATACTATGTAGTCTCTGCCCTTGTCGATCTCCTTGAAGCTGACTCTGTCAGCCCTTATCGGCTCAAGATCGCCTATCAGGTATCTTGTCCTGCCGTCCGGCAGCCTCTGTCTCTCTGTGTGTACCTGCACGATGCTGTTGCCTTTGCCGTACAGCATCATGTTCATCACGATGGCGGACATCCATGTCCTGCGGACCATCGTCTTTGTCGGGTTGATGTCCACCTTCCTGGACAGCTCGTTGATGACTCTGATGTCGCCATTCTTGGTATTGGCCATCAGATAGATGGTCATCGAGCTGATGAGGTCTGCGACTGTCCCGACTGCCGTCTGTACCTCCGGGCAATCGGCTACCGATATGTAGCGGCCGGCTCGGATCACTTCATCCCAGCTTGAGCCGTCAAGGAAAGCTATCGCTCTCTGCTGTGACGGTGCCTCTGCCCTTTTCTCCGGTTTCTTTAAAAAATCAAAAAGTCCCATTTACTGTTCACCAAACCAAGCCTTTGCTTTCTGTTTCTTTTCAAGGTTCTCAAGATACCTTATGCACCGGAACACGCTCCGGTCAAAGAGATCTATCCTTGATGTGCTGTTAACCTTTTCAAACTGCACCATGTCGTCCGTCTTTTCTATTGCTCTGACATTCGCCACGCAATACTCAAAGGCTTCACTGTGCATGTAATATAATGTGCCGTCCTTCCGCTTCTTCTCGATGTGGCGGAAGCCTTCGCTCTTCTTGTAGTAATACTGTGGCTGGTCTACTATTGAGAACTTCTGAGCCTGCATCTCCAGGAAGAACTCTCGGCCGAACTTGCGGTCAAAGCCTACCTGTACGATGTTGAAGCCCTGCTTTCTCATATCAACGAACCAATTGACGATGTCGCCGTAGTTTACGGTGGGGGAATTGCACATCGTCAGCAGTCCGTCCTGCTCCCAGCCAAACAGCGGGATGTCGTCTTCGTCTGCCTTTGCCGCCGCCTGTGTGCGAGGGAAAAAGGCATGTGTGATTATTATGTCCACACCCTTGTAGGACCCGTACAGCGAAGCCGCTGTCAGGTCGTGCATCTTCGACAGGTCCCGTCCGCCGAACCACTTGACGGGCAGCTTCTTCAGCTCGTCAAGGGTCCAATCGTATGTGGAATCGCTCCGCTTGAACTCATCGATGTCGAAGTAGGCTCGCATGGCTGAGGTGTAGATATTCAGCGATCTTGACAGGAAGTCCTTCCTCTGCTGCGGATCGTTCTGTGCTTCGAGTGATTCTCTCAGCATATCATCGGGACGGATCGTCACTCCGTATGAAAGATTGGCCTTCTGATGCTGGATAGGGTTCGTGTAATCAACGAAGCCCTTGTCATCCTGGTCAGCTCTTGCCACGAAGCTGAACAGTGCATCGTCCTCAACAAGGCCCTTTGCCACCTTCACGGCATACTCCATCCTTCGATAGCCGAAGGAATTGATATCGTCGCCGGCTGTCGTTATGCCAACGATGAGCTTATTCGTGTAGGCTTTCATAGCCTCCTTGAATCGGTTATACTGTGCCGGCGACGAATACCGAGCTATCTCGTCAGCGATAGCAAAATTACAGTTGAAAGAGTCCTGACTCTTTGGGTTACTTGCTAAGGCCTGTATCTGTATGGATCCGGCCATGTTTCCACGGCTGTCTTTAAGTGTGCAGGATATCGTGTGCGACTGATTGTTATCAGTGATCCTGAACTCGTCATCATAGCCCTTGTACTGCACGCTGAACTTTAAGAACTCAAAGGACTGCATGGCCTGCTGGAGGCTGTTTCCTACGATGTAGCACTTGCTTCCGCTCTTCGCCTGCAGGAGACTCACTCCCCAGGCTAAAGCCGCATCGAAGGCCGTCTTGCCGTTCTTACGGCCCATCATGATGAAGGCTTCCTTGTATCGCCTCTCCTGTGTGCCTTTGTAGAAGAAGCCCAGGAGGTTATACACAACGAAGATCTGCCAATCCTGCAGCAGGAACGGCTTGCCCATCAGGCTCTCACCGTCAAGGCTCTCGCCCTGTTTATGGACAAGCGTTGACTGTATGATGTTTATGACAAAGTCCGCATCGTGCGTTCTGAATTCAAGATCGTCTCGCTTAAGGTCTCTCTGGAATCGCTCGCACCGTGCGACTATTTCCGCTCCGACTATCCTCTTGCCGGAGATCGCATCTTCGGCGAACTGTATCGCCACTGACCTATAGCTTTTCATGCTATCATTATGGGCAAATTTTCCTCCACTTTTTACGGAATGAGCCTAAAATGAAAAAGAGAGGGCAAAAATACCCTCTCAATTTCATTTTAGCTCTCTTCTTCTGATATGTTGCTGATCGCATCGAAGAGCGTCAGCTTCTTCTTGTCGTTCGCCTCCAGCTTCGCTCCGGCTTCGGCTCGTCTCTTTCTCCGCTGCTCCGTGAGCGACAGCTCCT